GTTAGCGGTTACATATCTAGTCTTCTGTGCACTATCTACACTGTTAACCATATAATCTCCGTTGTCTGGGTTTGCTGTCAAAATTATGTGCCAGTCTTTTGGTAATGTCCATGAGATGTAAGATTGTCTATCAATCAATTCCATAACTGCTTGAATGAATCTTGTATCTGCACGGTTCCAGTCATCTAATAATAGTATACCACCTGACTTTGCATCAGCAATCCATTCTGGTGCACAGTAAGACATTCTGTTCTTACCAGTCATTTTGTAACCATTCTTTAAGTACTCTTGTACTGCTAATTCATCCACCCACATACCAACTTTTTTAGTAATGCTTGTGTTAAGATTAGCAAGACTTGCACCAGCTGCTCTTTGAGTTGCTGTAACCATACTCACATCTTTATTAGGTACGTTTACTTTCTTTTCCTTATACATTTGAAACTGACGTACAGGGAAACCAACTAAGTCACCTAACTCTTCTATCTGAGCTAGATTTAGTTTAACAAATTTCAGATTATTATCTTGTGCAAGCTCTACAATTGTAGAAGTCTTACCAATACCTGATTCACCTACAACTTCTACTGATACAGAATTTTTACCTTCTTCTTGCAGATACCTATTGTTAGTGATTATGTGATTTACAAATCCTTTTAGTTCCGTTACATTTAAATTTACTTGTGCCATTTTCTTTTATTAATTTAATTTGATTACTTGTCCTGGTAATTCATCATTCATATCAGAGATACTACTAAGTACCCATAGGGTATTATTAGGACAGTTCTCTGGAGAATATGCTTCACCATCTGTTAAATATATTAAGGCAGTATATTGCCCTTTCTTTTCATTGAAATGATCTACTACTGGTTGGAAGCTTGTTCCACCACGACCATGTATTTCCCAATCCACTTTAGGATTAAACTCTTTCACGCTGTTCAAGCGGGTATCACATTGTGCTACTGTAATCTTATGACCTGTCTTATGCATATGTGTAAGCTCACTAAAGAATTCTGTTAGCTCTTCATTATTTACAGATCCACTTGTGTCAACACCAACAAGAATATGATTCTTAAATTTAATCTTGAGTCCTGGATTAGCTGAGTACCTTTTATTGTACTTACGTCTTAGCTTCTTAGTATATACTACACTAGAGTTACCAACAAATCTTCTTAGATAACCTTTCCAATCAAACTTTGGTGGTTCAATATGCATTAGTCTACGTATAAGATCTGCTAACTCTCCTGGTATATTACCCTGCTTCTTAACTGTTTGCTCAGCAGATTCTTTTAACTGATGCTCTATTTGCTTTTGCATTAGTTTTTTATCTGCTTCAGGTAAATCATCAAACTCTTCCCATGTACCATGACAAAAAGGTGAGTTACCATCCATCTGATTCATAAGACTATCTAATGAAGGAGATGTGCCATCCTGTTTAGCCTGTTGCAAAAGATCATAATATTCTTTTGTACCTGCTTTTTTAGGAAGATTTAATTCAGGAAAACTACTCAATAACAATCCACCTTCAGGCAAATTGCTTTCCAGTATGTACTGGTTTATCTCTAAGTCTGCAGCTATATTAAATAACTTTTTATCTGCATAGAGATCTCTCACAATAAGATGTCCAAAAGCAATATGTAATAACTCATGCTTTATTAATCCAAATCTATGTGGCTCACTAAGCTCATTAAAGAACTCAGGATTTATAGTCAATTGTATACCAATGTTGTGTTTACTTACACCTGCAGTTGGCAGTTGCATGCTATACTTCTTATTGATACCAATTAAAAAGAGCCCGTAAAAGGGCTCAGTAAAAATTAAACTTTTGGTTGTTCTTGCAACCTGTTCTTGTACATTAATCATCCATTAATTTATCTAAGATTTGTTTATATATATCATTAGCTTGTTCTAATGATAGGAATGTATATAGGGTTTTGCCAGTCTTACTAACAAGATTCATTTGGACAGCTTCAGCAAAATACTTTCTATCTTTAAACAATAACGCCTTTAGCATCAGTTCATTTAAGATATGTTTATCTTGATATTGGGTATTATATAGTTCTAGTGCCAAATCTTTATCTTCTTTAGATCCACTAAACATTTCTTTTATTCTAAAAAATTCTTCAATTGATATTATCTTCATCTAATATTAGTTCAATCCATACACCGGGGTTCTTTTTATCATAACTATATTCTTTGAAAGCAGGTATTATAAATTCTGCATTGTCATCTTCTATCCATCCATATTTGACCATATCATCTTGTACAGTTTGTGCAGGATTGATATAATCAAACTTATGTCTGGTGCCTCTAACAAATTCAAAACTTATTCTAACAGGAAGCTCTAGATCTTTTATTGCATCTTTAAACTCTTCTGTTAGTTCTGTGTATCTATCTTTAGTAGCTTTTCTGTAATTCATTACAGCCTTGCTAGCAATAAAATATTTACCAGTCCACCTTCTTCCATTCTTACTACTTGGAACATTACCGGGTATAAACCATCTTCTTTTAACCATAACTATTTATTTAAGGTTTGTTTTAATAATGGTTGTATTGCTTTATGAAACTCTTTAAATCCAACTTGCTTCATAGCATCAGATACATCTTTAGCTATAGGGCAAATTATTCCATCCAGTTTATAAAGGTTATTATATTTATTTACTGCAGTTTTACCTGCTTCATCATTATCAAAAAGTGTTATTACTTTTTTATACTTTCTCTTTAAGTGTTCTATAACATGTGGTTTAATCATAGTATTCTCACTGTCTGGTGCTAATACTTCTATGTTATAACCCATACCTTTTAAACACATTGCATCTTTAAGAGATGAGCATATAATTAAATAAGGTTGGTCAAACTTCAATTGATCAAAGCCCTGCAAATAAGGCTTAACTTTATGAAACTTATGTTTCTTGCTATGAGGTTGGTATATTTTATATACTTCATTCTTCTTATCAAAGTATCCATACATATGCTTACTACCAATTCTCAATTTTTTAACTTCATTTGACTCTTCTTTGATTAGGTTATAATAATCTATAGGTTTTACATTATATGACTCTAGCATTGTTTTACCAATCCTAAAGGATAACCAATAATCTCTGTCTTCCACGGTCCATTGTCTTTCTTTAATGAAATCAACTTCCCATTTAGACTGAGGCTCAAACTTCTGTTCAATATATTCTGATGAACTCACGTACTTGTTGTAATCCCTTACCATTCTCTGCATTGCAGTAGGAAAATCTAAGCTAAATAATTCTTTAACTAAATCAACCTTATTGCCGCTCTTACCAGTTGAGAAATCCTTAAACTTATATTGCATAACTGTCTTATCAACATATATGCAAAAGCTTGGTGTTCTCTCAGTACTATTAAAGATAGAAACAATCTTTAAGTCTTGACCTGTAAGTCTTTCTGGTAGATCTAAATAGTATTGAAAAACCCATGTACTTGGTATATCAGATCCTTCTAGTACAAAGTTTTTAGTATTAAACATATAACAAAAATAATAAAAAGATATGGGCCCAGCATTACACTGAGCCCACTCTTTTTAAATTACTAACTACAAATCAAAGTCATCACCTGTTGATCCTGCTGGCTCAAAGCTAGTTGTTGTAGCAACTTCCTTCTTAACCATAGGTCTAAAGTGATTAGTGTCATTCTTGTCAAAGGTAAGTAAGTTAGAATTTTCTGTTTCTAAAGCTTCTAACGGTACACCGTTTCTACTTCTCTTAGGTAAGAACAAATCATTATTTACATAACCTTCTTTGTTTTCCCACTCACGTGCACCTAAGCATGCATTAATATAACCAGTACCTGAACATACTTTTGCAGCCTTAACCATAAAGTCTTCAATAGTATTTGCTTCAATAGCATCAAGTTCATCTCTTTTATTTACAACCTCTGATAAAAATACCATAGCTTTCAATACTTCTGTATCTCTACTAATCTCATTACCATTAGCTAAAGTTGCATCCTTAAATGGATACGGAGAGAATCTAACTCTGCCTACTTGACCTTCATAACGTGGTCCATTAGGGTTGTTCATATCTTTTAAGAAGCCGTTGAACTCTCCTGTTACTGGTTCACCTTCTATATGTAGTGTAATATTATATGCATCTGCATCATATGGTGTTTGATCAAAGGTAATAGAGTTGATTTTAACTTTGTGATTACCTGTTCCAATTACTGGTTTAATTCCACCTGATCCGGCAGACATGTCTTTAGTACTTAACATAATTTACTTTTTTTATTAATTATTAATTTTACTTATTGTATTCTTCAATACAATTCTTTACTAATTGTAAGTCATTTGGAATAAATGATTCCTCAAACATACCCATTGGTGATTTACATGTGTTCTCTCCATTGTTTTGAGTTTCAAAACCATATTCAAGTTCACCATCATCATTTTTATTTACTCTTCCAAAGAGCACAATAGAGAATAGACCTTCTAAAGTTAGAGTATTGTCAATCATTTTACCAATAGTCTTTGCTTTAACTTTTCTATTTCCATTTATATCAGTTGAATCTTCTGAGTGAGTCAAAAAGATTATAGTTAGATCATCTCTCAAATCTTTAGGAAGCTTAGCAACCATTGCTAAGTTAGCTGCAATTTGAGTAAACTTATCATAACCTTTCTCATTAGCTCTATCAAAGTATTCAAAAGAACTCATATACTGCCAGTCATCTACAACAATTGTTTTGATGTCTGTCATCTTATCATTAACATGCTTCATTGCCTTAATAATACCAGGAGCTGATGCTGCTGATGTTAGATTACCTTTAGGGTTTTCTTTACTAATCTGAGTATACTTACTCTTATAGCCCTTAAAAGGTAAAGGTTTATTTGCAATGTTAATAATGAAAGTCTCTTTGGGGTCTAATGTTCTAATTGAGGTAGACTTTCCTGTACCTGAATCAGCAATTACTAATACGCTCTGTGCCATGTTTAACTACTTAATTTATTCATAATATTTCTAATTGATTTGAGTGTTTCATTTAATTCATGTAACGCTTCTGCTACCGGGTTCTCAATCTTGTCATCAGGATTAGGTAAACTTGGATTAGCAAAGTCTATTACTTTTTGCTCATTATCTATAATGTTTAATCCACCTCCTCTGCTAGTGACATCATTAATTACTTTAAGTTCACTAGCTGGTATCAAGTGTCTTTGAAACCCTGAGTTACTAGTTATTAGCTCATACTCATCTTTCCAATGAGGGTTGTATTTATGCAAATACAAAGTTCTCTTTGGATCTTCTGAGACATAATCTATACTAACAAACTCTGTGTATATATCTTTTTCTTTCTCCAATTCACTTGGAAAGAAACTGACATGTAGGTCATCCTTACCAGATGGTCTATAAGCCATCTTAGGAATATATAATGCATTAATGATACCTTCTGTTTGAAAGTAATCTTCATGCTCCTCTCTAAGTTTTGCAACTATTTTTTTACGTTCTGCTGGTGTTAATCCCATAATTTCTCTATTTATATTTTTTGTATTTATCATCTCCTTTCTTGTTGACCTGGGGTAGGCATTTCTTCTATCTGCATTTGCTCAAACTTTGCTCTAAAGAATGACATTCTTGCATCACCATTTCTAGCTTTTAAGAAATGAAGAACCAATGTCCTATCATTTTCTATTATATATCTATCAGGTCCATAGAATCTAATCTTTTGCTTAGCTGGTCTGTTGATACCTACTAACATATCTGCATGCTGTAGCATTGCATCTGAGCCAAATATGTCTGACTCAAGTATATAGTTACCATACTTACCATCTATAGCCCTATCCGGGTTATCTATGTTTCTATTAAGTTGTGATAAAGCAATAAATAAACATGGATAATCTCTCTTACACTGTGTAAAGAACTCACCCAACTCAAATAACATATCTAATGTGCTATTCTGATAAGGTGCTCTCTTAACTAACATAGTGTGGTCAAGTGTTATCATTGTATTTACTCCTTTATGTATATTCATATAAGCATCTATCTGTTCACGCATTTGGT